AGTATTGGCATGGGAATGCGTCGCGCTCGAAGCGCAAAATGCTCGAATTTTTCCAAGTAAAAGCTTCTCCTTTGCACGGAGTTCATACTTATCAGCGAGGTTCCAAAAGGTCGGAACCGGATTGTCCGAAGATAACCGATCCCAATACTCTTCTTGATTGGATATAAATTCCTCACTATCAAAATACTGCCCTTTCTTGATATACGCCAGGTTATGTGGATAACCTGGACTAGTTGTTTTCACAGCTTCAGCCGTAGCGATATCGTGGCTAACAACCACACTATTGCTCATAAACGGTGCAAACTGCTTATACGTAGCCTCTCCACTCCATGACCATGCTTCCGCATCCAGGTTTGGCTGTTCACGTTCATACTTAGAAGTACCCCGATAATTCGATTCGGGCTGGGGGTGGCACATCTGGTACTTATTTTCCCAATGATGTCCACTATCTTTAATCCAGGACTGAACGGTAGCATCAAGCATACCTTTATATTTCCAACCCGGCTGACTACGGTAAGCCCAGCCAACATATTTACATATTCCTTTTGTAAACCATTTCTTATAATAACATTCACCAGTCTCTTTATTAATAACTGCGTGAACCCCCTCACTCTCAGGTAAGACCCCACGAAAATTCCGACACCGTTGTTTGTTCCAACATGTCCCGGCCCAGAACTCGCTTGCTAATTTGACTCGAGCACTCATCGATTGTAGATGTTTAATTTCGCTCGGCTCGTGGGGTGGCGCGCTCTCCAGCGCGCCGGGCCCGCTTAGTTTTTTGAGACACCATGTATCTCATCAAGCAGGGATTGAGTAATAGGAATAAAACCGTTTGGTTTACCATTGCCTCCAGAGCGATGGAAACCAAGCAATTTACCGTCACAGGACCATACGCCCATGCCGGAATCACCCGGTTTGGTGGCAGATGTATAAGCTATCTCACCACCATTTACACACACTAAGGTACCTTGAGCTATGGCAACTTCAGGATAAGTTGCGCATATGTACACTTCTTGATTCATTTTATTTTCAGGAATTTCTGCTTTGACATTTGGAAACGAAAGGCCAGCTGGGATTGGTGCCATCATTAAATCGATGCTCGCCTTACTCTTAACGAAGCGCTTCTTATCGATATTGGTGCCACATACCCAGATTTCATCACAGCCAGTAAATCCATGTTCAGTCATGAGAACTTTCCCACCATATAATATGGCATGACTATCAAAAGTGTCCAAATGCGGAGTGGCATTACTAAAAACGCCCTTAGAAACAGCTAAAGCTTTACCAGCCATAAACTGCTTTCTCCCATTTAAACTCTCAAGTTTTTGAGGAATAGCCTTCGCAACACGGCTATATAACGATTTCCCCTTAGAGGTCATTTTGATCTCAGGATGATAGAAAAAACAAGTCCCTATGTATTGACAAGAGGAACCTGACGCGCACATTCGCGTTGTGTGGTATAAGAGACAATCATTGTCACGACAGTGATCGCCAAATTTGCACGGCTTCTTTTTAGTGATTTCGTCGGGTTTCCTTATGGCGGCCGGTTTGGGGTCCACCACAGCCTGCGACTTCTGCACTATCACGGAGGCTTTCTTAGAAGCATCTTTATGTATCTGTACACATTTTCCGTATTCAAAAGCGTCAAATTTCTTAGCGACATCACATATCACATTTGGACATGATTTACACTTAAACAAATGATCATACA